ATCGAGCAGCCGGAACGGACGAGCCAGGTAGCGAACCGTGATGGTCAACTCCTCGTCCTGGCGCGGGTACATGCGGATGCGCTTGTAGATGCCCTCATGCTCAGGCATGCGGTACTGCGAGAGCTGGTACGAGGTGCTGATTGCAAGCCCGTTCGGTGAGCCGGTGGTCGTCACGCTCTCCTTGACCTGGGGCGTGAGCACCTCGTAGAAGGCGTCGCTGTCAGGCGAGCGGACGTACACCTTCTTCTGCAGCCCAGTCGAGTCATCGGACCCGTTGTCCTGCATGCCGCTGACGCTCATGCCGTCCGTGGCGGTGAAGGTGACCACCGTGCTGTTTGGGCTCGGCGCACTCAGTCGCTGACCCAGGGAGTGGACGTAGACGACATCCCAGTCTCCTGCGACCGGCACTGCGTTAGCGACGACACCCAGGTTGTTGAGCGTGGGCGTGATGACGGGTGCTGGGACAACGACATCCTCAGCCAGGATGAAGTTCGTGGGCCTCGCGACGAGGTCCATGTTCAACATCCAGGCCTCGTCCTCCCACCGGGTCAGGTTGTAGAAGGGCTGCCGCTCCTGGCTCGGGTAGCGCAGCGTGACGGACAGCACGTCCACACAGTCCAGCGGCATGTCGATGTACCGCTGCTTGATGGTGACGTTCATGCCTGTGCCAGCGTAGGAGGCACCAGACACGTCGCGTCCGTTCTTGTCCTCGAGGACGAGGTTGTTCCCGTCCATGACGATGCGGACCTGCAGCTCGAACGGGGCTGCCACCGGCCCACCGCTCGCGGTGAACTCGATGATGTAGCCAGCCATGCGCGGACGGAAGAGCGCGCGACTGAGCGGGTCCTGAAGCTGGGCGTTCCCGTCAGCACCAATGACGATGCTGAGCCCCTCGATGGACAGGTCCGGGTAGATGGTGAGGTGGTCCTCGCGCTGGGCAAAGAGCCACACGTCGTTGGAGAACAGCTCCTTGTACGCCTGGTTGATGAACCGGCGAAGCTCGGCGCGGTACGACGGCACGTCTGGCGAGTAGTCCAAGATGGACCCAGCCATCGACAGCATCTGCGACAGGTTCACGGGCTGCTCCTATGCGAAGAGGCCCCCGCCCCGGGCGGGACGAGGGCCAGACCCCCGGCGATGGAGTGGGGGAGAGAGGACCGCCGGGGGCCCAGGACTCAGATCGAGGGGATGACCCACACGTCGGTGAGGCCCAACGCGGCGCTGTTCTTGAGGCCGATGGCGGCGATGTTGACGTTCGCAGCGTCAGCGATGGCAGCCTGGCCCGACGTGGTGGTGTCGAGCGCGAGGGCCACACCAGCCGTCGAAGCGGACGCGACGACGTTGGCCTGGGCGTACCCGGCGACGACGACACGCACATCCTCGTTGGCTGCTGCGTCAGCGAGGGCGACACCCATGGTCGGGACGCCGACGGCGACAGCGCCACCGGAGGTGTCCACGACGCTGACGAAGAGGGCCGCATCGGCACCGGTCTTGCTCACGTCGAGCGACACGAAGTCGCCAGCCGTGATTGCGCCGGAAGCGATGAAGGTTTCCACCTTGCGGCGGGCGGATGCCGAGCCCAGACCGCCAGCGGCTGCCTGGTTCAGGGTCTGCAGGATGGTGCTGGTAGCCATGATCAGGACTCCGCGTTGGCGAGCACACCGCTCGACAGGAGGTGGTCGAAGCTGAGCTGGGTACGCAGCATCACGTCAGCGGAGCGGCTGGTGTACCCGGAGAGCTTCTGGAAGTCACCGAGCGTGAAGTTCGCCCGGCTGTCGAAGATGACCTTGATGTGCTTCGTGTTGAGGACGTACATCGAGATCTCGTCGTCGCCGCCACCGGGGTTGACCGGCATGTTCGGATCGACGTACATCATCGCGCCGTGGAAGGCGAGAGCGAGCTTGCCGCTGTCCAGCGTCTGCTCGGAGATGTACCGCTCCTTGGCGAAGAGGTCGAGCTTGTACAGCTTGTAGGCCGACTCGGACGCCAGGATGAGGTCCGGGGTGGTGTCGGGGGTGCGCTGCTGAGCCGCGATGAACAGCTCGGTGAGGAAGCTGGTCGCGTTGCCCGTGAAGCCAGCAGAGGCGGTGACGTACTGGTTCTGCAGGTCGGGGAAGGTAGTCTTGCTCAGACCGCCGACACTGTTGCCCTGGGAGCCGACCGGGTCGGGCTCGAGGAAGCCGGTCGGGGTGTTGCCGTTGAGGGTCAGCATCTCGGTCATGACGGTGGAGTTGCCGGCCACAGCCTGCTTCTCCCACTCGCGCTTGAACATGCCCATGACGCTCTTGAGCCGAGCCTCGGCGATGTCCACGATGGCGCGGGGGCCGCTGTTGGACAGCTCCTCCTTGCGGGTGATGACGACCGGAGCGACGTAGTCAGCGAAGTCAAAGGTTGCGTTCTGGAGAACGTCCTTGACTGCCAGGTTCGTGGGCTCGTACCCGCTGGAGAGCTGGGTGATCGAGCTGTGCTCGGACAGGATGAGGGGCTGGTCCACCTTCTGGCCACCGTCAACGATGCGGACGCCACCGTTGCGGTTCATGTGGTCGAGGAGGGGAGTGGTCTTGAAGAGCTGGTCGACCTCATCCTTGATGAGTTCGCGCAGCGTGGACGACAGGATGTCGTTGCTGAGGACGGCCATAGGGTCACCGTAGGTAGACAGGGTGGAACTTTCGTTGTTCGACCGTGTCCCGCTGACGGTGGGTTGTCCCGAGGGGCCCTGGGCGGGGGGCGCGGTGAGACCCTACCACGCCTCCCCAGAACCCTGCAACTTCAACTACTTACGGTTCGCCTGGATCCACTGGGCCACTGCCCATGCACCCTGCTGCCGGATGGCGGCCGGCACACGACCAGACCCGGTGGCGCGGGACGCACCGCCGATCTTGAAGCCAGCCTTCTTCGCCTCACCACGGATGCGAGCCAGCTCGGCCTCGAGGGCCTTCTTCTCGGTGAGCGCCCGGTTGCCCTGCACGATCGCGTAGGCGCGCTCCAGGCTCAGGGACTCATCGTCCTTCAGCATCTGGACCACGGCCTTCTTGACCTCGGGCTGGTTGATGTCCGGGTTCTCTGCCTTGAACCGCTCAAGCTGAGCACGACGGTTCGACAGCTCCACCTCCTGGCGCACCGGCTCGAGGGCCTGGCGCAGGGCTGCAGCCACCTGCTTGTCGATGTGCGCCTGGACCGAGCCTGGGTCGAAGGGGTCGAAGCCCACGTCCGCCTCGGCCTTCGCCTTCAGGTCGTCCATGAACTTGCCGTTCGTCAGCGCTGCGCGCTCCGCTTCCATCTGCTTGCGAGCTTCCGCGAGGGCCTGCGTCTTGCGGGTGTAGTCCGCACGCATGTTCGCGTAGAGCTTCTTGATGTCGTCGGGTGCGTTCTTCAGCGCGTCGTTCGGGTTGACCGAGAACGGCTCGTCGGGCTCAGCGTCGAGGATGGGGTCAGCCGGCTCGGGCTCTCCGTTCTCAGCACGAAGCGCAGCACGAAGCCGCTCGATGGCCTGCTCCTTCCTCGAGGCCTGCTCGTTGAGCGGGACGGTCACATCTCCAGACGTGGTGTCCTGGGCCTCGACAGTCTCGGTGGCCGAATCCGTGGCCGAATCCGTGGCCGAATCAGCCGGAGCCTCTGCGGCTGGTGCTGCCTGTTCGTCGCTCACGGGACCTCCACCGTCAGGTTCCCCTCGCGGGTCCAACGGCTGGCGACGACCGGCGTGCTCATCATGAGCCCCTCACCGGTTGCGGCCTTCGACCAGGCCTTCGCCGTCAGGTCGTCCTTGGGCACCTGCTCCATGTGGAGCCGAGCCGCCTCGGCCCCCTCCTCGATGCCACGGGCCTCGTCACCTGCTCGCACGATGATGGTCACCCGGCGCGTACCGGGCCGCTGCTTGGGCATGTCCTCTCTCCCTCAACAACCGCTACATGCGCTGCATGAGCAGGTCGTCCTCTTCGACCTCCATCTCGCCACCCTCCATGGGTGCCTCGACCTCGGCCGTCTCCTCTTCCTCGGCCATGGGGGCCTCGCCCTCCATTGGCTGCTTCAGGAACTGCTTGAAGTCCCGGCTCTGGGACAGGGTCCGCAACTTGCCGGCCAGGAGCTGCAGGTCGCGATCGTCCTGCACCATCTCCACGTCCTCCATCGCGAGGACATCATCGAGGTCAGCATCAGCCGCTGCGGTCGCCACCATCATGAGCTGGTTCACGAACTCGGGCGGGAGCATCTCCTCGTCACCTGCGAAGGTGGGGTACTCCTCAGCCATCGGGCCGAACGAAGGCAGGATGGCGTTGAGCGCCTCGACCACCTTGTTCAGAGCCCCAGCGCTGAAGTCACCACGCGGTGCCATCTCAGCCATTGCCTCATCAGCAGCAGCGTCGGCCTCGTCTGCCTTTGCCATTGCCTCATCGCGAAGCGAGTCCAGGCTGTCAATGCTCATGTCAGTCTCCCTTGATGGAGGCGTCGAGCATACCACGCTCCTTCAACTTCGACACGCTGAAGGTCTTGGCTGCCGCTTCCCCTGCATCCATTCCAGAGTCAACGTAAGAGCGGTACTCCTTGCGGTCTGCTTCCAGCGTCTTCTGCTCGGTGCCGAACCTGTCCACCGAGTCCTCGATGAACTTGTCATCGAAGTCGCTGGCTCGGACCAGGCCCTTCTGCTTGGCGATCTTGTCCGCCTCCTTGTGGCTGTCCACCCACTGACCCAGGCCACGGTCGAAGTAGCCGGAGTCCACCCCTCCCCACTGGCCCGGGGTCCTGGCAGGCATCGTCACCACAGGCACCATGTCGGCAGCGCAGTCACAGTCCAGCGCCATCGGCTTCTCTTCCACCGAGCACAGCACCTCTTCGTAGGCTCCGCACTTGGGGCAGTGGTACGGGTACAGCGGCATCAGACACTCCCCATCATGGCGTTGATGTCACCTGGCGCGGCCGTGGCAACCGCCGTCTCGATGTCGGGCGGAGGAGCCCCAGCGTCCATCGGGCCAGCCGGCATCGGCTCAGGCGGTGGGGCCATCGGGATGTCCTCGAAGCCCAGCATGGATGCAGCCTGCTGGAGGAGGAACTTGGGGTCAGCACCCAGGGCCTGCAGGGTCGGCACGTTCATCAAGAACTGCTGCTTCCGCATCGCCTCGGACACCGGGGTCTGGCCCTCATCCTCTGCGTAGACCTTGAAGTCACCGAGCAGGTCAGCCGGTGTGGGCCGCACGATGGCACCCTTGATGTCGATCGGGATGGTCTTGTCGTCCACGAACGTGGCGAGGGTCGCAAGGTACACCCGGACCAGCTCCTCGATGGTGGCGTCCCGCTTCCGAGCCAGGTGCCCAAGCTGGGACGACGAGTAGCTCACCAGCGCCGCAACCTCAGCAGCAGAGGCGCGGCCACCCAGGCCCTGACCACGGCTGAACGGGTCCTGGTTGGTGGACGTGTACTGGTCGTCCATCACCTCGCTGACGTACCGGCTCGTCTCAGCCGGCAGCGGGGTGTGGGGGACGGGCATGATCTGCTCAGCCAGACTCTCATCAGGCTCGAGGTCCACCTCGATGAACAACCCGTCCACACCCGACCGCATGTACCCCTGGTTCTCCTCATCGAGGGCACCAGCACGGACGAGGTACTGCCGAGCCACCTTGCGGACAGCCGACGCCTGGAAGCTCCGGACGATGTTCTTCTCGTAGAGCTGGTCGTAGATGCGGCGCAGCGCCGAGTACCCCTCCATCGGGCGGTGAGGCAGCGACGAGAAGTACAGCGGAACGATGGTGCTCAGGAACCGACCATCCCAGTTCCGAACCGGAATCTCCTCCTGGGCCAGCCAGCGAAGCTCACCCTCGACATCCGGCGTCCAGAAGTACAGCTTCCCATCCTCGAAGTCGTACCACTCCACCATGCGGACGTACTCGTCGTACTTCGTCGCCATGGCCGCAGGCATCGCCTCGACCTCGTCCTGGGTGTACCGGTCCTGCTTGAAGTACGGCTCTCGACGACGAGCCAGCCACTTCCGGCCAGACCCGAACTTCGCCTTCGCGCTGTTCAGCGGCTCCCAGTACGCATGCCCGATGAACCGACACTCATCCCAGGCCGGCGCATCCTCGTCCACGATGACCTCCCACGGAGGCACCGCCACAGGCAGGACCTTGCGGTACGGGTCGTCCGTCTCGCGGGGCACGAGCTTGATGAAGCTCATGGGGTGGATGAGGGCCAGGCGCGTCCCGTGCTCGATCGCCTCCCGGCACTCGTCAGACAGGAACCCGTTCGCCACGGTCTGCGACACCTCAGCGTCACCCAGAGCCCGCATGCCCTTGCGGATGACGCAGGCCGGGTTCCGGGCGTAGAGCTGACCGATGATGCCCTCGATGTACCCGAACGCATCAGAGGTCTGGACCTCGATCTGGTCATCGTTCCGCTCAGGCACATCGAAGAAGCGCGTCTCGTAGATGTTCTTGAGAGCCTCCTGCTCGGGACGCATGTGCTCCCAGTAGCGGTCGTGCTCCTGCAACTTCATCTGGACATCGGCTGGCTTCACATCGGCCTCCTGCGGTCACCCCTGACCGTGAATGGATGCGCCCTCTTCGCTTCCCGTACCCGGTTCTTGCGGATGAGGTCTTCCATCGTCACCCTACTACGCTCCTCAGGAAGACGCAGCGGCATCTCCTGCGCTGCAACCAGCGCCAATGCCAGGCTGATGACCATGTCATCGTGCTTCCCCTGAGGATGGTCGGGCCTGTTCTTCTTCGCATTCCACCCGATGGACACGACCTGCTCGTACAGCTCCTTGGTGAACTCACCCAGGAACCCCTCCTCCATCGTCGAGCGAACAAGCTCGAACAGCCCAGCACGGTTCCCACCATGCGTGCGCCATGGCTTCCCGTCGTTGTCCGTCCACAGGCGGCGGCGCGGATACCCATGCCTCGCCACGTCCTCGATGACCCGGCGCCCGTACACGTTGGACTCGATCACCAGCACAGGCCACTCATACGCACGGCCAAGCCTCAGGATGTGCTCTGCCAGGCGGCTGGGTGTCGTCTTGCTGCAGGCCCACTGCGCCGCCAGGGACCGCGTGCTCGCATCCACCACCGTGATGACAGAGGAGTCGGAACCCACGCCGGCCGAGACATCGACGCCAATGGCGTAGTCCGAGCCGTCCTCCCAGTCCTCGAGCACACGAAGACGGTCCTGATCCGTGGCGCGGACCTCCTTGACCTCCACATGCTCCATGCAGTCCACCGTGAAGAACCGCTTCGACTGAGTCGCGAACGCCTCCTCGACGGTCAGCGGGTACTCACGACGGAACTTCGCCTTCCCCAGGGTCGCCATCTGCCGACGACGCCACGCCACCTGAGGCAGCGTCAGCCCGTGGTCCTCCATCAACACCAACTCGGCAGCCGTCGGGGCGAAGTCCCGGGTCACCTTGTCGGCGTAGGCGGGGTGCAGGGTCCACGGCAGGAAGCACACATGCCACCCGTTCTCGGGGGCGCCCTTGACGAGGTCGTGGAACTTCGACCCCGGCTGGTTCACCGTGCTCTCCACGATGAGCAGCCCATCACCCACCGTCGCGTCCACCTCGGCCAGCGTCTCGGCCTGGTCCGGGTAGAAGTCGAACTCGGACAGGTGAGCCATCCCCGCTGCGAACGACCGGGTACCGCCTCGACCACCTGCCATGTAGACGGTCTGCTTGGCGCCGCTCTCCTTGAGAACAAGCTCGTACTCGTTCATCTTCACGGACTGGGGACGGATCTCGGCTGGCAGCCCCTCGTACATCCCCCGCAGCATGCCGCCGATGTTCCTGGCAGCACGGTCCACATGAGCCATCGAGGCCAGAGGAAGCGGGTTGTCTGCCATCAGCAGAGCATCGAAGAGGAAGGCCTCCACCTCGGTGCTCGCACCCAGGCGCCGCGCCTTGGGGACGATGATGCGGTTGTGGGTCCTCATCGCCTCGCGGAGAACGAGCTGAGCAGCACGCGGTTCGTACCAGACCCACTGCTTCGTGTCGTAGTCCACGATGCGGAACGCACGCATCCGCGTGTCCTGAGGCAACTGGCGGAACTGCTCGAGAGGAGTCAACGCCGCCTCCAGCCAGGACACGGACCAGCACCATCCCGAACGGCCGGCTCACCTCCCCTGTCGTACAGGTTCGCGCCGAGCCACACGAGAATCTCCTCACCCTCCCTCGTCTGGGGAGCGCCCTCGATGGGCTCAGCACCCGTGCCGACCAGAGAGTCGTGGGCACACTCAGCCATGTACCTGCACAGGCAGGAGTCACACGTCTTCCGCATGACCACCCCCCGGCCACCGGCCGAGCGCCTCAGCAGCGGCGATGCAGGCCCGGCCAATGTTCTTGCCGAGCATGAACGCGATGTGCAGCCGATGAGCCGTGTCGTGGTCGCCGCTACTGTGCAGGGCGAGTCTGGCTGCGCGCGGGGGACCAAGAAGTCGCGTCAAGCAGCCCTCTGTCGCGGGGTCGTCGGGGTCGGGCAGTTCCGGGTTTGGCAGCGACAGGGTCTGCATCCCCGGCATCCACCGCCAGCCCGGCAGGCTGACAGCGATGCGCCCCCATTCCTCTGCGGTCCTGCTCATCCCTCACCCCCCAGAGACGACACCTGGGCCTTGTCGATGTCGATGACCCTCGGTGCTGAGGCCTGCGCCTCCTTCACGGCGATGTCCTCGAGACGCTTCATGAACGACTGAAGCTCCTTCGACCCACCACCGCTCTCCTTCGCGACACCCTTCTCGAGACTCTTGATGAGTCCCTCGGCTGCCCTCAGGGCTGTCTGGGTCACGTTGCCCTGCTCGTCCCGGTCATCGATGGCCTCTTCGATCGTGTCGAGCGCAGACCCCGCCATGTCGAGCTGCCTCTGGCGGATCTGCTCCCAGCGGTCTGCATACGTCTGCGCTGCCCCCGTCCTCAAGTCCAGCAAGTCGTTGAAATGCTTGCGCTTTCTCAGACTCTGGACCTGCTTGATGTGGCACCCCAGCTCCACAGCCACGCTCTGCTCCGTGGCGCCGAGCCTCAGAAGCTCAGCAGCCTTCAGCTCAGCAGCCGTCCACCGACCTGGTACACCCTGAACAGTCAGCTTCGAGTCACTCATCTCCCCCTCCTGGCTCACGCCGCACCGAACAGGGACTCCTGTCGGTCTTCCTCTGTGATGACCTCAGGCAGCACCACCGTGGGCTGCTCCGGGTTCAGCTCCTTCTCCCACCTCACCTTGGGGCTGGTCGGCTGGTCGGTCCTGCGCTCCTCACCGTCAGCCCTCACCCACTGACCACCAGCCGTCGTCGCCACCGGGATCCACCCAGCGCCACGGAGCGACGCCCCACCCTCCTCAGGGAGCGTGTACGTCTGGATCCTCTGGTACCCGAGAGCCTTCCCAGCCCGAGCTGCCGCACCCAGCAACATACTGCAGGCATTCCGAGCCCCGTCCGTCGCCACCCTCGCCACCTCGAGGACAGTGCGCGGGTTGCACCCCCGAGACACCGGCCTGCCCACCACAGCCACACCCCGGATCAACCCGTCGTCATCAATCACGGCCAGGCTGAAGCGGTGGTTCAGCGGAGGAGCATGGTGCCGATGGATGGCGGCGACCACCTTCTTCGCGACAGAAAGCTCTACAGGAATGACCCTCAGGCTCATGACTCCAACCTCCTCGGACACAGCTTGTCAGGAGTCCCGTCACCATCCCCAAAGTGCCAGACGACACCATCAGAGTCAGTGACACGACCCCTCCTCCACCTCATCACTGCAGGCACCTGGGCCTTCCGGCACGCCTTCTCGACCCAGTGCCCACAGGACAGACAGCTCGTCACACCTCGAGCTGGCAGCCCATACCCGAAGCCACCAGCAGCCTCCCGGTCAGCCTTCGTCGACCCCCAGCTCGCCCTGTGCTTCGCCATCAGAACGGGATCTCGTCCTCACCTTCGCGAGTCCCATAGCTGTCATCCGGCTCGTACCCCTGCACCTTGTTCCCCACGAACGAGATGCTCTCTGCCACCAGGCTCACAGCCACCTTCTCCACACCATCCCGGTTCGTGTAC